ATCTCCAGATGGAACAGTACCAGTCGATTATCGACCACTCCCAGAACGATTACAACACGCAGGCACAGGTACTACAAAAGGAGCTGGGCGCGTCGTATCAGCGATCCGTCAACCTGGCTTCCCGTGCCATTGAACACCTGTTCAAGGAGAACGGTGAGTCGATGCTTCAGGCGAGGCTGGCAGATGGCACTGTCCTGGGCAACAACCCGACCTTCATCAAGGGGATGATCGAGCTGGCCGGTCTGATCGGAGAGGACAATCTGGTGTCTGACGGTGGGATGATGGCTCCGGGAGCCATGACTCCTGCCGAGGCGAAGTCCAAGATCGCAGCGAAGCAGAACGACAAGGACTTCATGGACGCCTACTTGACACCGGCACACGCAGGACATCCTGCGGCCAACGCCGAGATGGACTCCCTCTATGCCCAGGCGCATCCCAATGACAAGTGAAGCGACAACTGAGGGTGCTGGCCTGCGGGCAGAGTGGGTGGCGGTGGAGTGCATGCGCTTTGCCCAGATCGTCCGAACGGGTAGCTACACAGCAGATTCACCCGAGACCACAGCCCAGGAGATATTCGACTGGACCTACGCCAAGCAAGAGGTTGCCCTTGCCTTGGCAGCTCTGCGAGCCTGCATCGACAACCGTACCGGAGGAGCCTCCGTGGAGGGGATCTTGCGGAAGGCTGACGAGACGTATAGCTTTGCATGCAAGATGAGGCAGCGCGCCGAGGGGAAGCCTTCAGTAGTGGGGGGTACGCCCTCCAAGAAGGTCCTTCGGAAGAAAGCCTCGAAAAAGCGGGTAGCCACTAAGTCCTAGTGGTCCGCACCATCGATTAGGGTCCGGAGACTCCGGGGAGCCCCTGAAGCAACGCACTTGTCTTTGGACAGGTTTGCTCAAGGAGGTTACTCGTGAGCAACGAAATCGAAACACATCGAGTACAACGGTACACCGACGGCATCACTCTGCTCGCACAGCAGAAGATGTCACGACTCCGCAATCGGGTGCGTGTCGAATCCGGGGTGAAGGCGAAAATCTCGTTCTTCGATCAGATCGGTCTGACGACAATGACCGAAAAGACAACCCGGCACAGCGATACGCCACTCATCGAGATCCCGCATCGGCGGCGCGCTGTGATTCTGAAGTTCTACCACACAGCCGATCTCATCGATGGCAAGGACATCAATCAGGTCCTGAACGAACCGGCGGGGGCCTATGGCATGACCATGGCCTCGGCGGCGGGACGCACGATTGACAACGAGATCATCGGTGCGGCGCTGGCCACTTCAAAGACAGGTGAGGATGGGACGGGTACAGCGCCCTTCGTCACCGCCACGCACCAGATCGTCCACGGATCCGATCCGCTGACGATCGGCAAGGTGCTGGCCGCGAAGCGGATCCTGGATGGCTCGGAAGTTCCGAGGGACCAGACCCGTCACGCCGTCGTGACGTCAAAGCAGATCGAGGACATGCTCAACACCACGGAAGTCGCATCGAGCGATTTCAATACTGTGAAAGCTCTTGCCCAGGGGAGCATCAGCTCTTACTGTGGTTTCGAGTTCGAGCAGACTGAGCTGGTCAACGCTGTTGCTGGTTCACCGACGGTTCGGGCGTGTCTGTTCTATGCCCAGAACTCGCTTCTGCTGGCCATCGGCCTCGACATCCGTGGTCGGGTCTCGGAGCGGGACGACAAGGACTACTCGACTCAGGTCTACTACTCGATGCGCGTAGGCGCGACGAGAATGGACGAGGACGGGGTGGTCGAGGTTCAGTGCCAGGAGTAAGCTCCAGCACTGGGTGAGCAAGAAAACCGGGGATGCCCCCGGCGCGGGGATCGTGGCGGGGGCATCTTCCACAACATCGTTGAGGGGATCTGAACGATGGCGACCTTCTACAGCAATCACTACGGACCTGAGATGGGCGAGACGGGCCATTTCACCACACTCAAGTCGCCGGTAGATACCGTTGCGGCAGGATTGGGGCACAGCCGCCTACGGCACAAGGCGTGTCAGTTCATCGTACCGAGTGGTCAGGACATGGCGATCCAAGACACCATCCGGCTGATGGATGTCAGCTCGACCGATCGACTGGTGCAACTGCTCTTCACTTGCGATGGCAACTTCGGAGCGACCGCAGCAGCAAACTTCGGACTGGCACTGAAGGGCACGAACAACGACGGTGCCCTGGTGGAGGCTGCGGGTGCGAACGATCTGTTTGCTTCAGCGGTCGTGATAACGGGTGCAATCGCTCGGGTCGATGTTGCCCTGGACGGCACAGATGCGTGGGATCGATGCAAGCCCATGTGGTTCTTCGCCGGGGCGTCTGCGGACACTGCCGTGGACTACACGATCATCATGGAGTGGGACACCAATCCGGCCGCAACTGACGCTGCGACCGAGTGTCTCTGCGAGCTGATCTACCTGTCCGGCGACTGATTCATTCAGGGGGGTCGAACAACGACCCGGGGGGGCATCGGACTCAGCGGCTCTGATCCGGTGCCCCTTCTTGCAAGGGGTTTTGAGACATGGCTGAACCGCCCGAAGTTGCTGCCGCGATCGACATCATCAACATGGCCTTCCAGAAGATGGGCATGAAGGCGATTGCCAACATCGATGTGGACAACAAGGCTGCACGGTTGGCCAAGTCCACCTACGCCTCGATCCGCAACGATGTGCTTCGGAGCCACCCGTGGAACTTCGCCACGGAGTACCGTCAGCTTTCTGCAGGCACACTGCCTGCCGGGGCCTGGGACTACGACACCGCCTTTGACCTACCAGCCATGGGTGAGTATCTGGCAGTCCACGCCGTACAGGGCCAGACCTCACAGGTTGGTGATGAGTGGGCCATCGTGGGCGATCAGATCCTGACCAACTTGGCAAATGGCACCGCCGATGCCCCTACCCTCAATGTCCTCTTCATCAAGCGTGTGATCGACGTCTTGAAGTACGATGCTTCCTTCATTGAACATCTCTGTGAGAGGCTCCAGGCAGAGTGGGTCGAGCCGCTACGTGGTGTCACGAATCTGGCAGAGGCCAAGATGGCTGTCTCTGATGAGAAGGGGAGGCGGGCCATGAGCGCCGATGGGATGGAAGGCACACCACGAAAGCTGGAGTCCAGTACGTTCGTTGATACGAGGTAGCCGGTGCCTACCGTCCATACCATCAGAAGCTCTTTTAACGGGGGCGAGATCAGTCCCCGGGCCTTTGGCCGTACAGACATCGGTGCCTACCGCGCTGGTGCGAAAACGATCAAAAACCTCATCTGTACGCCCCAGGGTGGCTTGCTACGTCGTCCTGGTACGCGCTATGTCGCAAACAGTCTCGGCGGTGGAACGACTGGCAGCTGGCTGATTCCCTTCGTCGTCTCCACTGTAGACGCCTACATGATGGAGTTCTCAGACTACAAGGTCCGCTTCTATCGTGAGGGGGGCGCACTCCTCTACGGCAACGTCACTTTCCAGGCCGTAGACGTCAACACCACCGCGAACCAGATCGAGTCCGTAGGCCATGGCTTCTACCATGGCCAGAAGGTGACGTTCACTGCGGGCGATACGCTGCCGACAGGGCTGAGCAGTGGGCAGGACTACTACGTCGTGCTTCCAAAAGCGGTGCGATGCAACTCCATGACAAGTGCAACGCCGAACGTCATCACTTCAGAGAGCGACCACAACCTGGACGTAGAGATGGGTCCTTACGAGTTCTGGGCTCACAACTCGAACGAGTTCAACTTCCTTGGCAAGAGCTACTACATCAACAGTGGTGGCTTCGCTGCAGGCACCTTCAGCGTCACAACGACAAAGGGATCTACGACTGGGCAGGAAGGTGGCACAGATGCGACCAACAACATGTCGCTATGCCCAAAACCAGAAGCGCAGCTGGACACCTTCCGCCTTGCTGGGGATCCAGAGAATCTCCAGTCTACGGTGGTAGACATCTCAGGTACAGGCGACGGGACCTTTGCTGCTGCAGATGCGACCGAAGTGGTCGAACTTGAAACGCCGTGGTCGCTTGCAGAAGTCAAGGAGCTGAAATACGCGACGAATGCGGAAACGATGTTCTTCTGGCACTCAGACCATCACCCGATGCAGCTTCAGCGGTTCAACACGAACTCCTTCTTCCTGAGTAGGATACCGTTAAAGAGTGGCCCCTACGGGAGCTTCGCGCCTGCGGGTGACGGCGTGACGATGACCGCCACTGGCGGTTCCGCAAAGGTCGGTGATGTCGGTACTGTGACGGTCACTACGGACTTCTTCCGTGGTACGGACATGGGCCTCAGTGTGCGTAAGAACTACGAAGACCCCGAGCATGGCTTGATCTGGCTGATTGGTACGCTGACGGCAACCAACAACGAGTGGCAGGTGTTCGGAGAGATCGTTCCGAAATACTGGGACGGTTCCGCTGCTGGAACTCTGATGGTTGTCCCAGGCCACGGCTACGTCGTAAACGAGTTGATCTGGATAGTCGAGGGCGATGGCGCGTTGCCGCCCGAGTTCCAGGAACGTACGCCCTACTACGTGAAGTCAGTTTTTGATGCCAACACGATTGAGCTGTCGGCAACTGCTGGTGGCTCAACGATCACGTTCAGTGCATCGGTTGGAAGCCATCACAAGCTACTCAGTGGTTGGTTCCATACAGTAGATTGGGATACAGGCAGCGATAATGTCAATGCGTTTAGCGACAATGATGACTGGGCTGGGCTCTGGGCAGATGGCGGGGAGCTTCCCGGTGGCTTGGCGATTGGCCGTCCCTATCGTATCCGCGTCCAGACAAACGTCTTGTTCTGGCTGGAGAACCGAGATGGTAGTCAGGTTCCGCTGACCAGTGAGGGCTGGGGCAAGTTCCAAATCGGATCGGGCTCAGGCAAGGACAGTACGTCCAGTTCCATGAGGGTACGCTGGGAGAGCTACACAACTGACACCAAGGAACTTGGTGGAACAGGTATAGGCACCTCCGATCATGATGCCGTGGAGCTTTGGCGTCTTGGGGCTCTGGGTGGCTATCGCGGCTGGCCAAGCTGCGGGACACTGTTCGAGCAACGACTCGTGATGGCCGGGAGCAACAGCGAGAAGAACCGCATCTG